ATTCGAAGTTACCGAGTCCGGTGCGAACACATTCACACAAGGTCAAGTTGATCTGCAGCTTAACCCATTGGATAACGAAGTCTTTGTTGTTCAAGCTGTCAACCTTGATCCTAGCAATCCTGATGCTACTGCAGGAACCAACACCAATGTTGATGCAGGTTTGACTACTACTTCTCGAACTGCCATGCCTAACTTGTCTGATTCAGCTGCACTTGCGATCGCATCCAATGCTATCCGTGCTGACGCTGTCATTGGTGTTGGTTTCTCGAAGACTTCAATGGAAACTCCTCCATCTGGACTCGAATACATTGGAATCATTGCTACAAATGATTTCTTTGTCCAGGTACTTGGTACAGGTAACGCTGGCGCAAAGAAAGTCAGTGGTAAGTTGTATGGATACCGAGCCCGTGCTGATGCTGCAGTTTATGCAGCTCTTGTTCAATCCGAAGTATTGTCATCCTGATCGGGGGTTTAACCCTGGTTAAGATACATGGCAATTGGTGCGGACCAAATTGGACTGCTGGCCGTCGCATTGATGCACTAGCATACAAACAAGCTGGTGGTCAATTTGATGAACCTTGCATCGATAAACTCGATTGTGCCTGCAGAGACCATGATCGGGATTGTGCTAATTCTCTTGGCTGCAGTCGTAAAGGGGATACGAAGCTTATCAAAACGGCTCTCGCTGTCTCGCTTAACCCTATCAACAGAATCTTCAACCCTGCACTTGCAGATAAAGCCGCACTCGTCGCAGCAGGAATTACTGCAGCTCGAACAACCAGGAGACGATGAAAATGACAGAAGTACGAATGACGATGGAAGAATACCTTCAACTGATTCAGGGCTTAAGTTCTGAGATGCCAGGCATGCCACCTGCAGATATACCAGAACCAAAACCTAAGCGTCGCACATCAGCATATCAAAAGCGATACAAAGCTAACTTCAAGAAGATCGCATCCAGGTTCAAGTTAAAGAACGGCCGATGGAAAAAAGGCGGATTCAAAGCAGCTGTAAAACTTGCACACAAGATGTCAAAGAAGTGATCGGATGGGAATCATCAAATTACTTTCAGATATCCTGGCTCAAATTAAGCTGCTTCGTAAAGATCTCAAGAAATAACCAGGTTCTCTTCGTCGCAATAGATCATAATGCATCTGAAGCATAACGGGACTGTGCAAATTGCACCTCGAACAGCAAAGTGTGTGCCAAATACATTGCCACAATCGTCGCATGGTACACGTTCTCCACCGAGAATGTCAACTCTAGCTAACTTGGTCATTCTTCATCACCATATTCTAACGATGTTTCTCTGTGTTGGGCGTGTGCGTCGTCTCTCATTTCTGCAAGAGCAGCAATTATTTCGTGTAATGGCATAGATTGTTGCATAATTATGTATCTGATCGCATTTCTCAATGCTTCATAATAACCACAATCATAACCTTCTTCCCAACGAGTCATTCAAATTCCTCCAACTTTGTTTGATTCATTGCTTTTGCAATCAAATCTTCAATCGTTTGGTCGAAATTTGGATCAACAGTTACAGCATATTCTTGTAAAGTAGCTGCAAGATGCTGTGCGGCATGAGCCCAGCGTATGCGAAGCCTGGCTTCTTCGGCTAAACTTGTGCCATGTTGGTAATTTCTCAAGCCAATTCGCACCCACATGCTGAAATTCTGCATCTTTTCTGCGATCTTGGCGGTTTCGGGCGTCAATGATACCATCTTTTGGACTTTCATCAAACCATGCGAAGTAGTCCTGTGGTATATACATACCTATCGATTACTAGAGAAATCCTAGAAACGACTAAAGCGGGTGGCTGGTTGGGAAGGGGTGGGTGTGTCGGGGAAACTAACTATGGCGTCTCACCTATAATCAAGATTGAATCCAGGGATTGGCGAATGACTATAAGCCACATCCTTTCATGATAGGGTCATGCCTAAAGGTCTCAAAACCACATCTAGCCTAATTACAATCGGATTCGAAGTTACCGAGTCCGGTGCGAACACATTCACACAAGGTCAAGTTGATCTGCAGCTTAACCCATTGGATAACGAAGTCTTTGTTGTTCAAGCTGTCAACCTTGATCCTAGCAATCCTGA